GCTCGAAGCCGCTGGCTCTGGCTCGCAGGATGCTGTCCTCCCCATCGCCTCGAACTTCCAGACACCTACCGCCAATCGCTCGACAGTCGGCACAGCCGCCCTCACCGAGTCGGTCGTCCAAGGCGTACTCACAGGTATCTACTCCCAGACTGGTCAGTTCAGAGACTACGACGCCCTTGTCGGCACAGCCCTCAAGAGAGCGTTCACAAACCTCGTCTTCACAACTCCGTCCTCGGGTTCCACAAACACCCAGACCGCTATCCGCACCTTCAATCGTGAGGCTAGTGCTAACTCCTACATCTCGTCTGTCGATGTCTTCGAGGGCGATTTCGGCAAGTTACGCCTGCACCCGTCTCACTACCTCAAGGCTTCGGATGGCGTTGGCAACACCTTCGTTGGTTATGTCATTCCGTTCGACATGGTTGAAGTTCGCTACGGCGGCAATGTCGCTGGCGTCACAGCCCTCCCGAACGCTGGTGGTGGCGAAGCCCGTATGATTGAAGCGGTTGCGGGTCTCTGCATCCACAATCCTCTCGGTTTCGGCGTGTTCGACTTCACGGCCTAATCCAGACATGGCTGACATCATTCAAGACTTGGCGGAAGTGATTCCACCTGACCTTCGCAAGAGGGTTCAGGAGGAGTTGCTCCGTGGGTGGAGAATGGAAGAAACCAAGGCGAAAGCCGAGGCGAAACAGTCAGCCGTTTTTAACCACGCTAACGAGGCCCGAAGCATCGATGGCGTTGGTCAACTAAAGGCTCGTATTCCCCTAGCCGCTTGGCACTACTGGGGTCAGCGGTTAGGGTACGAGTGCTGGGAAGACAGTCAATTCCTAGAAGAATTCCTTCGGGACAATCCAGAAACCGCCATTCGCAATTATGCTAAACGCACAGTCGTGAATGGTGCAATTTTTACTGCTGACGGGTATCTTACCTGATGAGAACAATAGATTTCAGCCAAGTCCTGTTTGACGCTCTCCAGTATTCTGGGAACGACCGCCATAACATCACGGACGAGACATTCGCCCAGTTCAGGGATTTCATCTCTGCTAGGCTCCGTGAGGCTTGGGAATCCAACGACTGGCCCGACACATGCGTGATGGCTAGTTTCGTGACCTCACAGGACGGCAACGAAGTCTCTTACTTCACCCCTGCCGCCGATGCGTCAGAAATCTTGGGAGTCTATAACAGAAACCCTAGAGCCTCCACAAAGGCAGTCAACATCCCGTACTCCATCTTCTTTGATGGTTCGACCAGAAAGGTCGCTATTTCGGGTCAGGTCGCTGACGGCTGGTACTTATACCGAAAGGAAGTTCCTTCGTTCAGCGGTTCACTTTATTCCCCTAGCGTTGTCTATTACCAGAACGCCCAGTCGTACTTCGACTCTGGCTCTGGTACTGGCTCCTATACCCCAGTCTTGGGCAAGCCGCATAAGGGCAACTTCTACACATGCGTCCCAGCGTCAACGACTGCTGGCAACAACCCCAACAGCCACCCTGCTAGTTGGACTAAGATAGAGATTCCTTACATCTTCGGCTCATTCCTCTCTTGGGGTGCGGCGGCTAACTGGTTTGTTTCAGAAGGCCAGATGCAGGAAGCCTCTGTTGTCGAATCCAAGGCTAAGGAAGTTCTGGAACTCGAGTACGACAAGTACCTCAGACAGCAGAACCAGAACACACGCATAAACATGGAAAACACTTACTAACATGGCTAACATCTCCTTCTCCTCTCCGTTCATCCGTGACTTCACGCACACGGAAACCTCTGTCGGCACTTCTGCAATTACAGCCCTTGCCGCCGCCACGACTCCCGAAAGACGAGTCAGCGTCATCATCCAGAACCAACACGCCTCTGCCCTGTTGACTGTCGTTTTTGCCAGCACAGGCACGACTGGTCTGAAGGTCAAGGCTGGCGAGAGCATCTCTCTGGATAACTACAACGGCATCGTCCGCTGTATCTCCGACACAGCCGCTACCCCTGTCCATATCGCCTACGCTGTCTGCTAATGGGCGTTGACCTACATAGGATAGGCACGACCATATCCAGAGGCACAAGCAATAACGGCTTCGGCACGATTGTATCGTTCCCTAGCGTTCCTGCTGGCTTCCCTGCCGCTGGCACAATTCTAGAGACGCTGTACCAGTACGAATATATGGTAGCGGAAGGCGGTTCTGAGGTTTATGTAACCCCTCTGGATGCTTACTATCCTAGCCAGACTGTGACCATTGACAGGGTGGCTAATGGCTCTGGAGGCAATTACCTCGACTGGAATAACGAGCGAGATATCGCTTACAAGACCAACGGAACGCTGATTTACACCGATGCGGCTGCTGGTACTGGTTATATCACTATTGCAGAATTGGGCGGTGGTGATTACGAGGCTTATTCTTATACTAGCATTAGTTACTTTCACGATGGTGGCGGGTATTATTATACTTACTACAATGGCATCGTGTACACCTCCCTTGGTACATACTACGGAGGAGACGGAACTTCTTTCACAACTGGTTCTGCCGTTGAAGTGCCTAGCGGAAGTGGAAACTATTTTGATGACCAGTTTGCTGTCGAAATGGCGGCTACTGCTGACGGCTCTGGTGGTTACACTTGGTCTGCCTATAATGTTCAGTTCTATTCAAGCGGAACATTCATCTATAATGATGGGACTTCTGACTGGTACTGGGACGGCTCTGGAGGATTTAGGGATTACCCATAATTATGAGCATCAATCACATTCCTATCAATAAAGGTTGGGTTGCCTTCGTCAAAGATGGCAAGTCCTGCCTTGGTTATCGTCACTTCCCTGTCGGGGGCAAGTACTGGGGTACTCTTACCCTAATCAGCAAGCCAACCGAGGCTGAACTCCTTGCCGAACTAGCCCGTCTTAAAATTACCTTACCTCAATGATTACAATCATCCTTGCTGTCGTCGCCTTCCTTGGCGGCGTTTATGTCGGTGCTAGATGGTCTGAGAAACTCAGAGACATCTACTTCTCCATCGTCTCTAAGTAATGCCTAGTGAATACCTAAAGGACGGAGATAACGCATTTGTCGGGCTTAACAGCCGTGACAACGCATCCGCTCTGCCCCAAGGTATCGTCAGTCAGTCGCAGAACTTCAGATTCGACAGAGGGGTTGCGACTGTCAGAAAAGGCATTCAAAGAAAGACGCTGACTGGATTGGCTGGTCAAACCATCTTCGGTTGCTGTGCTTATCTGAACGCCACGGGGCAGGAGATATTCGTGCTGGTAGTCGGAGATGGCCTTTATACTTACAACCCACAGACGGAAACACTTTCATCTAAGATTAACTTCCCTGTCGGGGAGACAATCACAACCCAAGACGGGTGCGATGTTGTTCACGCTGTTGACAAGGTATTCATAACCCGTGGTCATGCCAAGCGTCCCCTCTACTGGGACTTGGCTACCACGATTCTTGCCATGCAAACGGGTGGCGGTACAGGTCACAAGTTTCCTAACGCCTCTGGCTTGCTCTATTACGCAAACCGCCTTGTGGCTATGGGTGCTGACCACAGCATCATCCTGCCCAGCAACAGAAGCCGTGATTCCGTTGGCGTGTCTAACTTCCTTGACTGGGAGCAATGGGACTTAGCCGACTCGTTCACATTCAATAACGGAGGCAACGATGAGGTCGTAGCCGTCAGCCCTTGGACTATCAACGAAGCCTTAGTGTTGATGCGTAACAGCATTTACTACTGCTCGTTCGGTATCCAGCGTTATGTGACTGGAGACCCGCTATCAGCAGATGCCTTTACAAAGACCCTTGTCACGGACATCGGTTGCATGGCTAAGAAGTCTGTCGTCCAAGCCGCTGGTGGCATCATCTTCCTCTCAGATAACGGGGTTTACTACCTCCAGCCGTCACAGGTCGGTGCTAACGATGCCATGCGTCTGTTGACCATCGCTGACCCGCTTTCAGCCCCTATCGATGATGTTATCCAGAGAATTAACAGAACTTACGCTCATCGGGCTGTTGCTACCTATTGGAACAACAGGTATTATCTCGCAGTTCCGCTGGACGGCTCTAGCGTTAACAACGCTATTCTGGTATATAACTTTATACTGAAGAACTGGGAATCGGTTGATACATTCCCTGCTGGATTCGATGCCTTCGATTTCTTGATTGGTAAGAAGAACAACCAGAGACGGATGTATATTGTTGATACCGAAACTGGCTTGTTCCTGTCAGAGCAACTGAATTGGGACGAATACGGAGCCTCTACAGGCACTCCAATCCTTCCGTTCTACCTTCCTGCCACGCTGTCTGAGACTTCGTTCACCCCTAATCAGATTAACGGCATCCTTAAGACAAGAAGATACACATTCAACACCATCGGTGACAAGCGTTTCAGCACAGCCGAAAACGAGGTCGTATGTGATGCTGGCTCTCAAATCGTCACTACCGCCACAGTCTTTAATCCAGATACTGTAACCACTATTGACACATTTGGCTCTGAGTTCACGGAAGATTCTAAGAGAAGCGTTGCTGTCAGAAAAATTGGTACGGGCATTGAATTAACATTTACAACTAATAATCTTAGACCATCTATTAGGGCGGCTAATGTGTACGCCACAGTTCAGTCTAAGAACAACATTTCTAAACAATAACTATGGCTCAAATTTCTAAAGGCGATACCTTCGTCAATGGCGAACAGGTTGACGGCACAAGACTCAATCAACTCGTTGACTCAGCCCAACTGCTTGTCGGGGCTATTACCGACCAGCCGAGCATCACGGCTAACACCCTTGAGGCTACCGACACAACTATTGTCAATGACGCTGGCGTTCTCAAAGAAGCCACTATCGGTGACTTTCTGAACTCCAATCTGCCCATCACTACATCGTCTATCAATGGCGTGACTGGTGCTGATATTGTTGTCGCTCCTGCGGCTGGTCAGAAGTTTGATGTCGCTGGTGCTTTTGAGGCTAACAGCAATAATACTGTTGGAAACTCTACAATCGGAGGAAATCTTACAGTCACAGGCTCTTCGACTCTTACTGGTAATGTTGTTGCTGACAATGCCTTCACGAGCAACGGACTCGCTAACTTCACAGGCCAACTTCAAGTCAATGGAACAGTTGGTTATGTTCTTTATGAAGTTTTTGAAGCAACAGTTTCTTATTCTAATGCTTCTGTTCCCACGGGATGGAATGCAATGTATGCATCCCCTTCGCTTACAAAACCCTCTGACGAAATTTGGATTATTGAAAGCGACCTAAGATGGAGGCGTACACTTGCTCAAGTTTGGGCTATTAGACTTAATCAAACTACACCCAATACGATGCTTAACGGCACAGTTGATATTGAGGGTGGAGGTGGTGATTACTGGCACATTGAAAGCGGTATTTTGCGTTATGTTTTTAATACAGGAACTACATTTACTAGTACTATTACTATCGATGTGCTGCCTGTTAGTTCTGCTGGTTATTCGTTTTATTGCGGTGAAACTAATTACACTACCGCTGGTACTGCTCTTAATTCCGTTACATTCTCCCCGTCAAAGTTCCGCATCTACAAATACAAGACCGCCTAATGCTTTCTGAACTCAAAGACTTCGCTCTAGCACACCGAACCAAAGGTCGTGGTGAGTCGTTTGGCTTTGAGGACAGCACACTTGAGACATACCTCCAATGGGCGTACCTCAAGGACTATCTCTTGATGGTTCTGCAAGACGGCAAGGTTGCTGGTCTGGCTGTAGTCTATCCGTTCAAGTACGATGGTGCTGAGTCTCTGATGTCGTTCAACACAGGCATCCGCAAGGATGAGGAGCATAAGTTCGACCTGTGCATCATGGATGTCATCGCCTTAAACTCAGAGGCTCTGAAGAAACTGATTCTTAAATTTAAAATCCGATTCCCGCATTGGGATAGGGTGAACAAGTGGGCTTATCGTTTCGGTAAGCCACGACAAATCTCAAACAAATATCTTAATCTATTATAACAATGGGAAGCAAAAAAGTTAAAGCACCGCCACCTAGAGACTATAAGCAGGAGATGATGGACGCCATGTCCGCACAGGAGGCCATACAGCCTCGCCTTCTAGCCCTTGAGCGTCAATATACGCCCATGTACCAGCAACTCCAGCAAGAGTCGTTGACAAGACAGATGGGCTTCTTGAATCAGGCTTACGCCCAGCAGACCCCCGAGTCAGCCAGACTCTCCACCGAATACGCTCAGGCCATGACACCTGCGTTCGGTGCTATCGGTGCTGGAGCCAGAACAGCCTATGACCAAACACTCGACCCTTCAGTTCGTGGCCTTCTTGGAGGATTAGGCCAGCAGGCTCAAGAGGGTCTGACGCTTGGCTCAGCCCTCTCGGAAGCCGAGACAAGACAGGCTCAACAAGCCGCCAGAGCCGCCATGACCGCAAGAGGTCTGACGGGCAATCAGGCCATCGCTGGAGAAGTCCTGAACACATTCAACATGGGTCAGGCCAGACAAGCCCAGAGACAGCAACTCGCATCTCAGGTGTACGGCATGGGTCAGCAGGCCGCAGGTCAGGCTATGGGTATGTACGGAAACAACATGCTTGGCTTCGCCAATGCGGTGTCTCCTATCAATGCTTATAACACGGCCTCTGGACTGTATCAGAACATGGGAGCCCAAATCTTCCAGCCTGAGTCTCAATACAACGCTCAGTTAATCACAGCAAACAGACAGGAACAGATGCAGGCTCAACTCGCTAATCAGCAGGCTAGGGCTGGCATGATGTCTGGCCTCATGGGTATGGCTGGTTCAATCGTCGGCGGTATGGCTACTGGCGGTACTGGCTTCTTTGCTGGTGCGGCGGCTGGTGCTGGCAAGAAATAAAATTTATGGCTTCTTCATTCCAAAGATATAGCGGTCAAGGCATCCAGCCCGTCACAGGCATGGCTGAGGCTGGTGCGAACATCGGCAAGATGTATGCACAGGGTCTTGGTCAACTCGGCGAGGCTATCGGTCAAGGCATCAAGGTCTATGGCGAGAACCAGCAGAAGTCCCAGATGGCTGACGCTAAGTTGGCTTCTGGCATCGAAAGGTTCAAGCAGATTTCCAGCATCTATGCTCAAGACCCTGAGTTCGCACCTGTCGTTGCTTCGTTTGCTGACAGAATGGCGGCTTATCAGGACGCTCCTAATCAGAGTCTGAGCAAAAAGTTGGTTATGGCTAACGACATCGACTCTATGGTTGGTGAACTTACTTCTACCATCCAAGCCCAGCAGGTCATCAGGGCCAGACAGGTCGAGCGTGTAGGCGGAGAAGCCTTGATGAATATCAATGGCAAGACGACAGTCACAGACCCTGCCATCATCAGCGAGAATGTGATGAAGTTCGACACTTCAAAGACCTATGACCAAAATCAGTCTGCGGCTCTTGAAGGTCTTAACAGATTCCGTCAGGCGGCTCAACAGGCTGGCAATGAAATCAAGGGTACTGACGCTGACTTCTTGGACATGTACCGCAGGAATATCGCTGATTCTACGAACAAGGCGATGACCGCTGGCTCTTTGGATAAGAATGTTGGCTCAAAGATTCTTGAGCAAATTGAGGCCGTCAGAGGCATCGAGAAGAGCAACGCTCGTGCTGAGTCAGACATGCCTGTGCTTCCGTCTATGGCTAAGAGCAAGCGTAGCGACTACGAAGCCTCTGTCACGCCTGCGTATCAGCCTACGGCTCAGGATAAGGAAAAGCAGGCGGCTGGAGAGCAGGTCATCAAGGCTTACGCTCCGTTCAAGAAGGAGTCTGAAACAAGACTCAAGTCTCTTGAACAGGAAAAGCAGGCTTTGCTCAAGAAGGTCGAGGAAGACAAGGCAACGGCACTCCTTCAGCCACGCAAGTCTCCAGTTCAATCCCTGTGGGATAACCTCGCTGATTATTCAACGCAATTTAT